GATGCCCTCGATGTAGAGCTTCTTCTTACCAGAATCGTCAGCCTCGGTGAGGTACGAAAAGTCCTCAGTAAGTTCGCGGATTAGCTTCATTCGCCTGTCTTCTTCTTGTTAAATTTCTTCGCAGCTTTCATGATGCCTTGCTTACGCTTAATGATTTCAGCGTCGATCTTTTCCTTCTTCGTAGCAGCCTGATAGGCCGCCGCGTTGTGGTTAGATCGCTCATAGTTATGACGAGCACGGTCCATTCCATGAGCCGCTTTATCGATGTTCTTCTGCTGCTGAGAAGATTCACCCGAGCGAGTCTTGATACGATCGCGAGCAGCATCCATGTAGTTGCCTAGGCGCTTCTTGCTAACTTCCTGAATGTCTTCACTTTCATTCGTAGCCTTCACCTTGGATGCACCACGCTTCTTATTGAAAGCGTTGAGCAGACCATTAAGTCTCTTCTTGGCTTTATGACCGTCACCACCGTAAGTAGAGTCTTTCTTGCTCTCCTTGTCGTTGGCATCGATATAAGAACCTAGTCGCTTCTTGCTGATCTCGGCAAGCTCTTCATTTTCTTTGTAGATGTTGATGCGCTTCTTGGTGCTAGAGCCAGGAGTGCGCGGGTTGTCGGTTGAGCCGGAGGTCGCATTGACCTCCACTCGTGCGTCTTCCATAAACTCTCTAAAGCCGATCATCTTAGTCTTTCTTTGCACGCTTTTCAGCGAAACGCTTGTGAAGCCATGAGTAGTCACCAAGGGTTCCCTTAGCACGCTTCTCGTTAGCAGCCTTCACAGCGTGAGTATCACCGATTGCCTTAGCATCGTTCTGAGACTTACCGCCCTTTGAAGCCTTGCTCGTAGCGCTGAGCTTAGGATCCATTGGCTTGGTTTCACCCTTCTTGATGGTTCCACCCCTAGCCAGGAACTTCTTCACGGCATCATCGTGATCAGACTCAAGGACTTCTTCTTCCTTGGTCAGTTTATCGACTGCACGATCAACGCCAGCGTAACGATTCTTCAGTTTACGAACGCGATTAGGTGACTCAGTAGAGCGTCCATTAGGAGCCGCACCGTCACGATAACCGGCAGCGTTTTCACGATCACCGATTTGACCATTGGCTTTCTTGATGTATCTACCGAGACGTGCCTTTGAAACTTCATCGAGTTCTTCCGACTCTTTGAAGTGATTCATGATCTGTGCCTTAGAATAGGCACGACCAGACTGAATGTGGACCTCGCCCGAGTCTTGAGACTCATTGGTCTTGTCGGCTTTGCGCGAGGTATCCTTTTTGGTCTTGACGTCACGCTCTCCAGCGTCGGCCACGGGATATTCCGTGACCTTCACAGGGTGCTGTGCAAAGACCTTCTTGTCAAGTTCCGACTTCGGCTTCTCAACTTCTGCTATGAATGCACGGAATTTCTTCATGGATTACTTCTTTCGTGTGAGTTTATCAACGGCTGCAGAAATGCCCTTCTTACGCTTCCAAACTTCCTTGGAGGCACTTACGTGGGATTCAGCATCACCGTGTGCAGTATGTGCAGCAACGCTTGACATGTTATCAACGCGACGTACAGCCTTGTTGATGTACTTACCGAGGCGTTCCTTCGAGACTTCGTCGAGCTGGTCGAGGATGTCAGAGATATCTTCATTTTCAGTAGCAAGCTTACGAGCAGCGGTGTTGATACCATTCTGACGCTTATGCATTTTGCTGATAATGTTAGACTGATTCTGATAGCTCTTGCCCGAACCATCGCTCTTTGCGCGAGCCTTTCCGAGTTCAATACCGCGAGAAGCGTTGTCCTGAGCAGCCTTTGCAGTGTACTTAGCTAGACGACTCTTTGAAACTTCATCAAGCTGATCGAGAATGTCAGAAACATCATCGAAATCTTCCTTGGTCAACTTACCAACGGCTCTGTCGATGCCCTTCTTACGCTTGTTTGCCTTGTTAGAATGTGCCTGCGCAGCATAAGACGTGTAATTTGCAGCAGAGTCACGAGCATCACGCTCGGTGTCACGAAGCTTTTTGCTACCGTGCCAGCCCTGATGAACACCCGACTGCTGGACTGCGTGTTTAGCAGCATGCAGCGTATCTGCAATCTTCGTGTGATTATCACGATCAGCCGAAGCCTTACGGATATAAGAACCGAGAGTCTTCTTCGAGATTTCCATGATCATTGCTTCAGAAAGACCTTCTTCCTTGAGAGCATCAAGTGCTGCTTCAAATTCGTAAAGTTCTTCGTCAGAGAATGACTCGAGGATTTCTTCGATAACTTCTTCGCTGAGGTCAAAATCTTCCTCAATTTCTTCACCGAAGAAACCTTCAGCTACGACTTCAGCATATGCATCAAGGTTTGCTTCTACCTTAGCAGCAAGAACAGACTCGATGATCGATTTTGCATCGATTGGCTTCTTTTCAAGAACTGCTTCAATGAATGATTCATACTTCAATTCAGTTTCTTCCTTTGCAAGCTTATTAGCAGCTTTCTGAATGCCGCTTGAACGTTTACGATGCTGATCATTGTGGTGATCGCGATCGTCACGGTCTCTCTTAGAGGTTCCACCGTCAGCAGCCATCTGATTGATACGGCCAATCTGGTGAGCGTGGTGAGACTTGTCCTGAGAAGCTGCGCCGATATATGATGCTAGACGTCCCTTTGAGACTTCATCGAGCTGATCGAGAATGTCGTCGATCTCTTCAGACTCGTGACGGTCCTTGCCCTTTACCTTTGGCTCAGGAAGACCGTGTTCCTTGTCTCCCCACTTCTTCTTGAGTGCAAGCTCATTACCCTTCGCACGGCTGTCATCACCGCGAGTTCTATTGATGTAGCGCGAGAGAATGCCGCTACGGTTTAGCTCGCTAATTTCTTTAGTCATGTGTGTCTCCTGTAATTTTTTATTATTTATTTTCTGGAGGTTCTATACCTGGAGGCAAGAGTGGCTCATCTTTGTTCTTCTGAATTTCCTTGGTGATGCGATCAATGTCATCATCAGTCTGTCGGAAGACTTCTTTCTTGATCCAGTCGCTTGAGATAAACACACCAATGTACTGTGCATATCGATCAGCAAGCTCGATGCGTGACATCAAGATTTCCTGGTTCTTCATTTCCGTGAAGTGGTTGTCGACCGCAAATTCGAAGAAAATGTTGTTGCGAATTTCGTCCCATTCATCTTCTGCGATGATGTTCTTCAGGATAAGCTGCTTCTCGAGGATAGAGAAAAACAGCATTGAGAAACGTCGACGCAGACGAGTAATGAACTTCTGGAACTTGATCTCATCGCGAGTAATTTCCGAAGGACGACCAATCGAAAAGCCTTGTCCCTGTTCGAGACGGCTCACCGGAATGTTCAGTGACTTATAAAGCTTCTGCAAGAAGTAGTCAAGGTCGTTCAGTTCGCCGAGGTTCTGACCACCGGGAAGGTTGGTAACCTCAGTAGACTTACCTTCACGACGTGGGAACCAGTAATCCTCAAGCATGGTCATATGCTTGCGGTCATCACGGATCTCACCAGATTGTGCATCATAGACCAGACGATTCTTGTGCTTGATCATCATGTCACGAAGATGCTGCTCAGCCTTAGCCTTTGGCAGATTACCCACATCGATATAGAACACACGACGCTCAGGAGCACGTGAGATACGATAGATGATCAGGGAGTTTTCAAGCGCGCGTAGCTGATTGAAAGGACGCATTGCCTTGTGGAGGTAAGACAGAACGACCTTGTTGTTCTCGTCCATAAGTCCTGAGTTGGACATCACGATCGAGTCTTTAGCAATCTTCAAGGCTTTGATATTGTAGTTCGACGACTCGGTAGTCTTATTGATACCGTTCGTGCCACCGAAGCCCTTTTCGCTGTAAAGGTAGTACTCATTCTTGATGTACTTCATCGGCACTTCAGTGCTCGACGAGTCCTTAACGATTTCCTTGACTTTACGGATCTTACGTGGGTCTACGTAACGAAGCTCTTGGATACCAGCACGAGGATTCTCTTCATCAATGAGAACGTGATAGAAGATACGACCGTCAATGTACCAACGACGAAACAGCTCATAGGAGATGTTGTTGATGTCGAGCATTTCTTTGACGTTATCGAACTCGTCACGGATCAGCTTCTTGATGTTCTCGGAGTAGCCCTCAAGGTTTTCAGTGTTAACCGACACGACATCGTTCTCGTCAGAAGCAATGGCTTCATTGACGATCTCATCGATAGCGTACTCGAGCTCAGCTTCTTTAGCCAGCTCGCGGTACTTCGTGATTAGTTCTGCTTCGGTTTTGGCGGTGCCTTCGATGTCAACATACTGTCCGTACGATCCACCGGCAGAGATCATCGCCGATCCTTCGTCGTCGGGCTTCTCGACGAAGGATGGTAGTTGCTTTTCTTCGTCCTTACGAACGATTTCAAAGCCGAATAATGAGAATGAATTAGCCATAGTGTAGTCTCCTTACTTTAAGAAGGAGAATCACTCTCCGCCGCCGTCTCCAGTATTGCCACCGACAACTGAGAACGAATCGTACTGCCAAACAACCTGGAAGGTTTCAATCTGGTCACGTGCATCCCAGTCAAGATCGATAGGGCTGATTTCAGAAGGCCAAATGCCATTGAACTGATAGATGCGAAGCTCGTCGCCGCCTTTACCGTATTGTGTGACGATAGCCTGGGACTTATAGTTAGCAGGAGCAGAACCGAGATCGGCTACGTTGCGCTCGAGAGCATTGATTGCATTGCTCCAACGCTCAAGCATGTCACGGATTGCAAAGTCTTCGTCGTTGAATACTGTGGTCGTCCAAGGCTGGAACTCACGGTCGCCAGGAACCTTGATTGTACGGCCAAAGTACGGGATTTGAATTACGCCGAGTGAAGAACCCGGTAGTGATGCTGCGCGGCACTGGAAAGGCAGCTTCAGGTCAGCGATCGGGTTGACTGGGTTCGTAACCATGACGGTGAACTGAGTCGGACGAGCACCACCCCAAGGCATATTCGCGCGGATTTCGTTGATATTGAACGGCATGTTTACCTCTTTCTTGGATGTAACATATATTTGAACTATTTATAAAAAAGCCTATTTACATTTCCCGAGACTTGGTTTATACTGATTAGATCGCAACGTAGGAAACATAGGCATGGGTGCCGTAATCTTTGCAATCATAATGAGCTTCAACAACGAGAAGCCAGACTATGAACACTTCACGAGGCGTGCGACTGAAGCAGCATGCCAAGATACGCTGAAGAACTTTGAAAGGTCTGACTTCAGAGCGATACTAAACCGCCGAGCTCAATCCGTGGGAGATTCTGTCAAACGAATTGAGTTCAAATGTATAACTGAGTCTCAAATGTTCGAGTTACAGGACTCGACTGAGCAATAAGGAGTAACTAATGTGTCTAACAGTGAAGAGAGCTTGAAGAACCCAGGACCATTGACGAAGATAGCCGTCGTAATTGCGTTCATCATGATATCG